TTCTCCACCAACTTTATTAAAAAATAAAATACTTGATAGTGTAATTACCCCATTTTGACTTTGGATTAAACGTCTTATTTCGGACACATTTACATTCTGTCCCATTTCTCTATTCCCCGCATCAAAGTATCCTGAAACAACATTCACTATTTGTGAAATTACCGCCCCTTGGTTTTGAGTCCCGTCTAATACAACGTTTATATTAATACCCAAATCAATTACATTAGCGGTTTCTATTGAAACGTAGTCGTTTATCATTCTATAATTTGATAGGTAATTAGCAACATTGTTTTTTAATGTGTTTGATACTATTTCAGTTAGTTTTCCGGTATCATCGTATGCTAAAAGTTTAACTTTAATTTTATTATTTTCTTCAACAATAGAAACTTTAGCCGGCGCTCCGAATTTAGACGGCATTGTTCTTATTATTGATTCGTAATCATTGATTGTTACCGCTCTATTTTGAGACGCAAAATTAAAAGCTACTAAATTTCTAACCTCCTCAATTGTAGGGTTACCCGCTCCTCCAATTGCTGCCGTAACATTTGTACAACTTAATGAATTAATAACGTTAGTATTTCTAGATTCTGAAGGCCCGTTTACAAAGAAAGAAACAGTTCCTATTTGAGTAATTACATTAACGCCTAAATTACTTCCACTACCTCCACCAATTCTATATTGTACAAATAAAGTACTATTCGATTTAAGTGTACTACCTAATGCAAAATTGTTCGAATATTTATATAAATCTAACTTATATCCATCTCTGGCAAATTCTCGTAATTGTTCGTCCGCGGATTGTGAACCACCTCCAAATGTTATTTTACAAAAACCTTCAGGTGTAAATTCACTTATAAATTTGTTTTGGACTGTAATATATTTACCTACTTTAATAGCAGGACTATCAGATACTTTTGTTGGGTCTTCAATAAAAACCCTGTCTTCCGCTAACGCCTTAACTTCATACCATCTATTTTCAGCGCCTAAAAACTCTTGTACGGTTGGTATGTTCGCGTATTGAGTTCCGTCTTTAAGTAAAACACTTGTTATACCCAAAACATTTCTTTCAGGTAAAAATAATTCAAAAAAAGGTTTAATATCATTTGGAGTAATAACTCTTTTAAACACTTTTGTAACCCCGTTAACAACAGTTTCTCTTTTAACAATTGTATAGTTAATTAAGTCATTATTCGCGTTAAAGTTAGGAATTTTTAATCTATTAGTAACCCCATCAACATTAATGTCGGAGGCAAAATCAATATCATAAACCGTCTCAAAAATTTGACCAGCACCATTAACTTGCGCACCCGCTCTTAATATTCCGCAATATCTTAGGTCTTCTTTATCCCCAAGAGCTGGAACGGTAATCGAAAAATCGACTAGCGCGACTGAAGGTCTTTGTCCGGGTATTTTTAAACCGTAAGTTCTCGCTATATTATATATTGATGATTTTTGTTGAGCGTATTGTAATACGGTTTCTTGTATACTTCTATCAATATTAAATTGTAAATTATCCGTAACCGCCGCGTTCAAGTCTAATAAAACAGAAAATAATGACGCGTCATTGAAGTTTTCAATTAATTCAGGATAATAAGTTCTAGTAAAATTAATTAATTCGGTTCTTATAGATTGGAAATCCCTTGTTGTATAAGATATTTTTTTATTTGCCATATCTTTTAAATATTAATTATAACAAAATCACTAGAATTAAACGCAGTATCGTTTAATATGTAATCAATTTTTATTTTTGCGGTGTGTTCTCTTTCGCTTATACCAGGTACCACAAATTCTCTCTTACCATCAGAATTTATATAAGTACCTTTCCCTTCTTCACCATCAGAAGCTGACTTTATTTCTATTTTAGTAACTGTTATCCCTGGTATATATTGAGAAATGGCGTCCCTAATTTCCCCTTCAATTTCAGAATAAGTAGGTCCATCCATAGGTTCGAATATAAATTCATATAACCTTGTACCAAAATCAGGTAAAAAATATCTAGTACCTTTTCTTGTCAATAACAAATGAACTAAATTGCTTCGTATCTCTTCATCAGTATTAATTGTTAAATCAAGATATGTTCCATCAAAAGAATCTCTAAATGGAAACGTTATTCCGTATGTTGGATTTTCTGGCATACTTATAAATATATGTTCTGTTTATTTTCTATAAATAGATACAAATAAAAAAATCCCGAACTAAGTCGGGATTAATATTAAGAGGAACATCCAAAACATTCAAATTCACTGTTTTTTGGTTTTTCAGGTAATTTAAAATCAACTTTTGGTGCTTCAGGGGTTGTTTTTGGTTTTTCTATTTTTGATATATCAACCGCCAAATGTTTTGCTCCCGTTGAGATTGCTTTAGTTCTAACATAATAACATAAAGTTTTTAAACCTTTCTCCCAAGAATGGAAGTGTGATGATGTTATTTTTGACAAAGTTGGGTTACTCATATAAATGTTCATTGATTGCGATTGGTCAATGAACGGAGCTCTATCTGCAGCCATATCAATTAACTCTCTTTGTGAAATTTCCCAAATTGTTTTGTATTTTGGAATTAAGTTTTCAATACGTTTAACTTTCTTATGATAGTTTTTATCTTCAACATCTAAGTAATTATTAAAATTAATTCCTTGTATTGACCCCTCATTTAAAATGATTTCATTTTTTAGGTCTTCACACCAAATACCAAGTTTTTCAAAATCGTTAATTAGGTATTTGTTAACAATCATAATCTCACCTCCAACAACTCTTCTATTAAAGATTGCCGAATGAGCTGGTTCTGTCATTTCGTATGAACCTGTAATCTTAGCGGAAGATGCGACAGGCATTTGTGCCGTGAATAATGAGTTACACACACCATAATTTTTAACATCTTCTTTTAATTGATTCCAATCCCACATTCCTGATAAATCAATATCTTTTAATCCCCACATATCAAACTGAAATACTCCTTTTGACATTGGTGAACCGTCAAAGAACTCATATGGTTTTCTTTTTCCGTTTTTACATAAATCATTACTTTCTGTAATTGCCGCAAAATATATAGTTTCAAAAATAAACTTGTTTAGTTTTTTTGCTTCAGGTGATGTAAATCCATAATCCATTAAGTAAAATACATCGGCAAGTCCTTGTGTCCCTATCGCAATCGCTCTCTGTTCTAATCCACCTTTTCTACCTTTTTCAGTTGAGTAATTATTTACGTCAACCACTTTATTTAGTGCCTTTACAACTTTTCTTGTTTCATTATATAATAACTTAAAGTCAAATTTACCATCAACAATAAAGTTTTTTAATACCATTGAAGATAACGTACAGATAGCTGTTGTTTTCTCATCTGTATATTGATAAATCTCATTACATAAATTCGATTGTTTAATAACTCCAATGTTTTGATGATTAGTCTTTTTATTCGCATTATCTTTTGAACATAAATAAGGAACTCCTGTTTCAACTTGAGATTCAATAACTTTAGTCCAAACATCTTGAGCTTTAACTTTTTTTCCAAGTCCCATTGAAACGGCTAGAGCGTAATTGGCTTCGTATTCATCACCATAACATTCTTGTAATGGTTTAATACCCGCCTTTTTAATGTCATTAGGACAGAATAAATACCAATCTTCATTGTTCTTAACCGCTCTCATAAAGTTATCAGGAATCCAAAGTGCGGTAAATAAATCTCTCGCTCTTAATTCTTCAGCACCCGTGTTCTTTTTAATTTCTAATAAATCAAAAATATCTTTATGCCATGGTTCAAGATAAATCGCGGCGCTACCAGGTCTTCTACCTTGTTGATTAAAGAATCTAAGTGATTCATTAACAATTTTAAGGTATTTAAGTAATCCTCCCGCAAATCCTCCTGATGTTGATATTCTACTTTCTTTACTTCTAATGTTACTCATAGATAAACCGATACCGGCAGCATCAGAAGAGTAGGTTGAAATGTCATTCATTGTTTGAAGAAGTCCTTCTCTTGAGTCTGAATTGTTGTAGTGTAACACACATGATGCTAACTGAGGCACTTTTGTTCCTGCGTTAATCATAATTGGTGTTGCCGGAGAAATTAACTGATTTGATAATGACTTATAATACTCAATAGCATCATCAAAACTATTTGTTACCCATAAAGCAACTCTCATATACATATGTTGAGGTCTTTCTATTGTTTTACCATTAGGTAATTTTAAAAGATACATTTCTTGTAGTGACCTCCAAGCAAAATAATCAAAATTATAATCATTGTCGTGATTGATTATAGGGTCAATTTTTTCTTTACCAAACATTTGCATTAAAATAATGAAATCTTTGTTAACAATACCAGCCTCATAAAGTTCTTCCATAGTTTCATAAAAACTTGGGTTAGTTTCTTTGTGATAAGATGATATTGCTACTGAAGACGCTAAACGGGAATAATCGTGATGACTACCGGTATAAGCGGCCGCAATTTCATAAACTAACTTATCTAACTCTTTTGTTGTAATATGTCCTTCAACAGGAACTGATGTTATAACTTTAATAAAAATCTCATCAGAATTAACATTTAATCCTTTTGCAGCCTTTTTAATTCTATTATAAATCTTTTGTGGGTTAAAAGATACTTCCTCTCCACTTCTTTTTTTAATCTTTAATGACATCATGTTAAAAATCTTCTGTAAAATTAATTGTTTCATTTAATTTAGCCTTTTGGTACTCAACGGTTCTTGATTCAAAGAAATTTCCTTTGGTTTCAACAGCAATTTGTTCCATAAACTTGAATGGTTGTTCTACATTAAATTGTTTTTTACAACCCAATTTAACAAGTAGACCATCTACCACAAATTCCAAATATTGTTTCATTAGATTTGAATTCATACCTATTAATGATACAGGTAATGATTCGGTAATAAATTCCTTTTCAATTTCTAATGCGGACAACAAAATTTCTTTAATTCGTTTCTCGCTTGGTTTATCTTCAACGTGATTGTTTAACAAATGAATCGCAAAATCACAATGTAAGTTTTCATCTTTAAATATTAATGCGTTTGCGTTACACAAACCTTGCATAATTCCTCTTGATTTTAACCAAAATACAGAACAGAAAGAACCTGAGAAGAATATCCCTTCTACCGCGGCAAATGCCACCAATCTTTCTTGGAAAGATGCGTTTTTAATCCATTCAAGAGCCCACGTAGCCTTTTTTTGAACCGCAGGTAACTTGTCGATTGCGTTAAAGCAATCATCTTTTTCTTTGGGGTTAGAGACATAAGTATCAATTAATAAAGAATACATTAATGAGTGTATGTTCTCCATCATCAACTGAAATCCATAGAAGAATTTAGCCTCAGGATATTGAACTTCTCTGTAGAAATTTTCTGCCAGATTTTCATTTACAATACCGTCTGACGCGGCGAAAAACGATAAAATATTTTTGATGAAATATCTTTCATTATCTGAAAGGTTTTCCCAATCTCGAATATCTCCCGTTAAATCAATTTCTTCTGCCGTCCAAAAAGCGGCTTGGTGTTGTTTATAGTATTCCCAAATATCATTATATTCGATTGGAAATATAACAAACCTGTTTGGATTCTCTTTTAATATTTTTTCCATAATTAATTATTTTGTTGTCTTTGTTTTCTCTTCTCAAGCAAATCTTTTACTCGTTGTCTATTTTGTTCTTCTTTTTGTTCTTCTAACCCTAAGAATGTTACCGAACTTTCAGTATCTATCTCTAACATTCCGTTGTCAAATTTACAGTTCTCAAAAACCACACCATCATCTCCGATACGTGATTTTGTAATTGCAATGGTTGCAAGTTTCATTTCTTTTTGTTGTAATGTTTTTGCCACAGATATGATAACGTGACCAACTTGAGCCTTTTTAATTGACCCACCCATTTGGTCTGTTGTTACAACCTCAGATGAAATTGAACTTCTATTACCTTGAGTTGCTGTCCATCCAACTATTGATAGTTCGTGACACATTGCTTCAAATGCTCTCATAACCGAACCTTCTGATTTCCATTCGTCACCTAAGTTCTTATCAGGAACAACACAATCAATATAATCTAATAAAACCATATCGATTTTAATACCATCAGCAATCATTTTTCTAATCTGATTTTTGATTTGTAACATTGTCATAGTGTCCGATGGTAATTTCTTTAAGATTAATCTGTTTGGCATAGAGTCTCTAACTTCTTGAACCTTTGCCATTACTTCATCTTTCTTAATGGATAATTCATCAGGATGAACCTTTGTCCATAAAGTAATATGTTTTCTTTGAATAATCTTTGGATTGTCCTCAAAAAAGATTTGAAGAACGTTATACCCAAGATTATACGCGTGATTTGATATTTTAGTCAAGAATGTTGATTTACCCACACCAGTTGGTGCTAAGATAACGCCAATTTCTCCTTTTGCCAAACCTCCCTTTAATAATCTATCAATACCCGGTATTCCCATAGGGATAGGGTGTCTGTAATCTTCATTTAGTACATCATCTAGGTTAAAGAAAACGTCAGACATTCCGTCTTCTCTCTCTCCAACTTGTAAAGCCTCTCTAACCAAAGTCTCTAATTGTTCATAGTTCTCAAATTCACCACCATCGATTACTTTTTGAGCCTTAGTAATTGCTTTCTGTAATTCTTGTTGTTTACAGAATTTCATCGCTTTGTCTTGAACAAAGGTACTTCCTTCATGAGGAGCGTCCTTAACTTTAACTAACGTATCTAAAACTATTTTAGACGCTAATTCTTGTTGTAATTCAGACTTAGTAATTTGTTCTAAAGTATCGAAATTAGGGGTGTGTTCGTATTTCCCGTAATATTCCTTAATCATTTGAAATATTAATTTGAAATACTTGTTCTCAAAGTATTGAGAATCCATGACATCAATAATTGACCTTGAAAAATCTTTATCTACGATAATTTGGTTTAGAAGTTGAAGTTGGAAAGTACTACCTAGATACTCGAAATTTTTGTTTGACGCCATAAGTTATATAATTGTATTGATAAATATTCTTAAATTGTATTAACTTCAAGGTATTTGTAAGTTAAATTTTCAGATGAAAAAATGTCAGTTAAACCCGAAAGAATACTTTTTATGTGCGGACGTATGTCTACGGTGTATCTTATTTTAGGCGGATAGATTTTTGCGTCGAATCTTCTATGACAAATTGTCTTATCTCCTTCTTTAAGAAAGATATTAAATGATTCGGGTCCGTCAGTATAAGACGTGTTTAAAACTTCAGGATTGTTCTCAATCTCATACCTGTTATCCAACATATAAACTGCGGTCTTCATCTTTAATTCATAGGATAATTCATCCTTTAAATCTTTTAGATACTCATACAGTTCAAGTGAACTTTTTGCGTTAGGATTATAATCTCTAACATTGAAGAATCTTTGTACGATGATGTTATTGTTAACCATCATTACAAACTCTAACTTTGTGCTTTCTTGTTGCTCTTTCATATTATTTATTTGTTTGGTATTTTTTCTTTTCTTTTCTTGTTAACTTTAAAAATGGTTTTACGAAATTAACCCATGCGTCATCTCCTTTTGGTAGGAACTTAAAAAAACCATCTTCCATCATAAGTTTAATTAAGTTTCGATAACCTCTTCCTTCAGGGTCTAATGTTTCATTACAATAAAGTTCAACGATTTCTTTTCCTTCTTCCGTGATAATTGGATTTGATAAGTCGACAATCTTTTGATTGACTTGGAAGAATTCTTCTCCATAAATTCCTGTTTTAGTTTTTCCTGTTAGTAAATTCTTTAATACTTTGTTTTCTTTGTCCTCTTTTAAGAGTTCCTCAGCTCTATTTAAAATATCGGTAAAAGAAATTGGTTTTTCAAGTATCTCAGGAAATAATTTTACTAAAGTTTTTTCTCCCAAATAATATATACCATCAATATTATCTGATTTATCACCTGATAGTATCTTGTATGTCTTTATATTATAATGTGGGAACTCATAATCGTATATTCTAATCTTATCACCATACTTATAATATTGTCTTGTGGATGGTGAATATATGGTTACGTTTTCAGAAATTAATTGAGTTAAATCTTTATCAGATGAGAATATGGTTTTGTGTTCATTGATTGAGATTTGACAATAGTATGCAATCAAATCATCCGCCTCATTCTTTTCAACATTAACTTGTCTTACAAATGTCTCTTCTAAATATTGTTTGATTCTTTCTTTCTGATAATTTGAGGATTCTTCTTTGAATGGATTGTCTGAATCTTTTCTATTCTCTTTATACTGAGGGTAAATTGTTTTTCTAGCAACGGAATTCTCATTTCCATCCCAAAATACAACTACCTTGTCGAAATTACTTTCTTCGATAAATTTTCTTAAAGTATTCACGAAGTGCCAGATTGCTCCAATATGTCTACCATTATGGTAATAATCCTTAACTCCGTGAAATCCTATTTTAAATAGGTTGTTTCCGTCAACCAATAATGTTTTAATCACTTTTTGTTTTTTAGTCTTCCAAACTATCTACAACTTCTTCATCTAATAAAATCTCCCCTGTACCTGAAAGAACCGCATTCCAATAACTAGAATATTGTTTTTTATATTCTTCCAAAGCCTCTTTTGTATCGGAAATATAACCTTGTGGTACCGCAATAATTTTACCATCATTATAACCCAAACCATTTACGTGATTTTTAATAATTGATATTTTGGTTCTAATAGCATATCTAACAGTTCTACCATTTTTAGTTGCGGTGATATGATTAATACCTGCTTTCTTTTGGTTTCCAAATAGAAAAACTAAAGAAGATGCTAACCACAATGCCTCTCCACCTTTCGCTTTAATCTCAGGTTGTCCAAATGGGTTGTCAGGTAAATCAACCCAAG